TTCCTCGCTGGTGTTATACGCTCGCCAGTTCGGGCTCAGGCGCCTCAACTCCTTACCTTCATCGGCCCATACGGTGATGTTCCGTACATCTTGAAAGCCTCGACCAGAGAAGGCGTGGAGAGCGATGGTGGAAATCCCTTGGTAGAGACGATCGCCATAGGCTGACCACAGGTCATAAGACTGCTCATTGACGGCAGTAATGGCCACTTCTGGGCCTTGCTGATACGAGAATTGAGTGTTGCTGCGGCTGTCAAGATTGAATAGCTCCCATTCCGTCGTGTCAGACGGGCCTTCATTGAACGGCGGATATTCACTGAACGCATAGATGCCGCCATTGAACTGAATGGACACTCCGCCTGCATCCACTGTTTGCAGCTTGCCGGATGGGCGAATGAAACAATATCCCTTGAATCCTGCACCAGCCTCAGCCTGTGCTTCTGTAACAGGAGTCCAGCGGAACTTCCAGTGGTAGGAAGCAAAGCGGCCACCAGCCTGCGCTTGCTTCACCAGAAACCGCAGGAACACAAAGACATCCTGTTCAGCCGAATTGCGGAAGCAGAATACATAGGGCACCCTTCCCAATGGCTGCTCAGCATCGCCTCTGCTGTATTCGATGGTATACATTAGGGTGCGTGGTTGCACGCCATTTTCAGACGACTTGTAGCCATAATCCTTGGACTTCTCTCCATAGGACTCTGCTCTGCCGCTAAGGCGGCGAAATGCTTTCACCCGCAGCGCAAACTCCACTGCGCTGCATTTGGTGACTGTTGAATACGTGGCCTGTTCAATGCGTGCAAGGCATTTGGTGCCAATCTGTTTCTGGGCTGTAGAGAGGTTTTTGCTTTCCTTTTCCTCCTGCCTTGCTTCCTTCAGGGCCTCCAGCTCGGCGTCAATTTCTGCAATGCGCTTGTCCAGTTCATTGCGCTTCTTCTGGTTGTTCTTGGAAGTAGCAGGGATGCTGTCTCTTTCATTCACCGCTTCCTCGCGGGCTTCCAGCAGCGCATCTTCATCTTCATTGGCCTTCTTAATGTCTGCATCAGACAGGCCCGTCTTCATGCTGTACGGTGCAGCCGGTGTGTAGCCACTGGTTTCACACACCATTGCCACGGACATGGCGCCACGATCAATGTCACCGTCAGACTGATAGGTGATGCTCTCCACCCTGAAGATTGCCCCGCCGAGCTTATACAGCGATCCCTCATCAAATACTGATGCCGCTTCCCGAATGGCACGCTTCACAGACTCAACGGAAGGCTTTGCGTTCTTCTTGCGGTCACCCTTGATATTGTTGGTGCCTTCAATCTGCACCACCATGCGGGTGCCTGCGCCAATCAGCGTCCGTCGATCGCCGCCCGTCCAGCCAGTCAGCCCTTCGATGGAAATGGGCACCTTCTTGGGGTCGTCCAGTTTCCCCTTGGAAGTCAGCTCAATCACGGCTGCCTGTATCGGAATAATGCCGGTCACGCCTACGACGGTGCCAGTGGAAGGCGAATACACCTGGCTGAACCCTCGCCGTTTGCCGCTGTCGTGGAACAGCGTGGCGGTCTCCTGCGAGCCCCCTCGATAGGTGGGATCACTGGAGGCATCCACGCCACGCCCTTGTACGGTCAGATCGGTGTAGCGGTTGGCGTAGGTGGTGGCACCATTGTCTTGGTAGTACAGCCAGGCGCGACTGCGGGTGACATCACGCAGCGGCAGTTGCCCAATGGCCGTGCGAATGGGGACGATATTGCGAACGCGAGCAGCGCCGACGCTCAGCATGAGTTGCATGAACTGCGAACTGCCGTAGCTCAGCACTGCCCCCCATAGCAAGGCAGTGGACACGCGCACGCCACCGCTGGCGTTGTCATTGACATTGGTGTAGACCAAGGGCACGGTGTCGCCATACTTGGCGAAGTCCTGAGTGCCATTGAAACCAAAGCGCGGGGCAAACTGTTGGTCTCTGGTGAGAGGTGTGCCGCGCTGTCGTTGTTGCGATGGAGAAGGGGCTAGCAGGGCAGCCGCCACCTGAAAGATCATGCCAACAACCGTTAGCACCAATGCAACCGTGCCGACAGGAGCGTTGCGCACATCAAGCACCGTACCTGCCTTAGGGTCGGTGTACTCATGCTGCGCTGCAACAAACGCAAGGTATTCTTCCTTGCTGACGCCTAACGCATCAATCAGTTGGTGCTCATACGGAAGCAGGGCGCGTTCAGACATTGCTCTCCTTGTCCATGAACAGGCGCACTTCTAGCAGGCCCAATGGAGACACTGTAGCGCGGCCTCCTGGGCTGATAAACAACACACGATCCTCGTCAAGTACAGTGCCCAAGGCGAAGCCATTGGTGGACGATGGAAGGCAGGCTACGGCACCCGTAATGGGCTCTGATGGCTTTCCGTGGCGTTGCAGCCACCGCAGAACCATGGCCGATGGGAAAGAATGACTGTCCCATCGTGCATAGATCCAACTGTACTGCTGGAAGTAATCAGGCAGGCCCAGCCTGCGGCGCACTTCCCCGCAGAGCATGAAGCAATCCGTGGCCCCTTCTGTTGGACGGGCGCCCCAGCGATACGGCAGGCCAACTAAGTCGTTGACGTTGATCATTGCAGAACCAGATCGGCATTGGTTGGCAATATACCAACCAGGCTCCGCGAGAACAGCTTGCGCGGGAACTGTGCGCCGATGCTGTCCATGGCAGAACGAAAGCGCAGCTCAACTGTGGTTTCAGAAAAACTGGCACCAATACCTACATAGTCCTCGGAGTGATCGTTGCCAGTGAATTGATCGTTGTCGTTCAACCAGCGTGAAGTGAACTTCAACGTGCTCAGGCGGTTGCCGTTGCCAATCTCCAAAGCCCGCAACACGTAATCGTCCGTGGGGAACAATAGCTGCAACAAGCTATTTTCTCCATTGAGACTGGCGCTGGTCCCTTCAATGCGAAATGGCGCAAAGTCAAACACTTCGCCAGCATAGTTCTTCTGCTGCCCGACAAAGTAGTTCTGATAGAGATGGCGCCCAACACGCCTATTGTTGGCATTGTAGACGGTTAAGTCTAGGAACTGCGCAACCTTGATCGCCATACTTACACCAGCTCCCCGGCCAGGACGATAGACACTGTGCTCAACCCATTGGTGCCACTGACCACGCGAGGCGATTCAGCGTAGAACCACTGGATAGATTGCGAGTTCATGCTATACAAGAACCGCTCCCACACTGCATCCTGATAACCGTCGAACACTGCCTTCGGCACACGAAAGCCAAGCGTTGCACCTTGTTGAGCGTGGTAGTGATCGAAGAACAGTGCAACAATGCCTTCTGTAATGTTGGCATATTCCAGCTCTAATGTATAGGACGATGGGAAGATGCCAAAGCTCCGCTTGCGGATTGCGCCAGACATAGTGCGATATGTCTTGACGGGATATTCGCCTATCGTGAACTGTCGAGCCGTAGGTCGCAGTGTTTTGGCATTGTTATACAGAGAAGGAAAGTCAGCCATGATCAGCGCAGCCCCACTTTCTTGCGAGTGGTGGGTGAATGTTGCAAGCGGTCCAGAGCAAGCGATGCGCCCCTAGTGGCACCCCCTCGCACGGCTCGTCGTTCCGTTTCAGCCATTGCCTGTTCCAACTGTTCAACATCCACGTAATCCTTGCCTCCAAATCTAGTGGACTGGAAGCTCATGGAGAGAATAGGAGAAGCGGCGCCACCAGCACTGCGATCATTCAGCAGTTCCCTGGAAGCACTACCTCCACGCATCTGCACGGGAATGTTACGTCCATCCGGCAAGGGCACCACTGCCTCGCTGTAACGCCCTTCACCAACCATGCCCAGCGTTGGCCCATGCACCACTCCACCATTAGCGAACAGCTTGAAGCCAGTGGCTGCTGCTGCTACTGGGGCGGCAGGCTTGAACATATTGCTGAAGCCACCAATGGCGCCGCCCACGCCCATGAAGATGGACCCCAGGCCACCAAGTACGCCCGACACGCCGCCTTTCTTCATCTGGCTGATGCCCGCCACAATGCTGGTGATAGCGCCAACGGCCATACCGAAAGCCTGCACCGTTGTGCCCATTGTCCACTTGAACTGCTGCGCACCGGCTGCCAGTTGAGGCTGGGCCGTGGCAGCGGCATCCCCCGTGGCCTTGATGGCCTCTGTGACCGGCGCCAGGGCCTCTGCAGTGGGGGCGATAGTGGAGGATGGGACAATGGAGGGAACAGGGGGCATAGGCGCTGCAGGGGCCATTTGCTGCAGGGCCTCTGCTTCCCGCTTCCTGCGCAACGCATCCTCAAACACCTTGAACGTGCCGGCGGGGAAGCCGTGGTCGGGGAACGTGGTTGGCAATGGAAAAGATTGTCCACTGCCTCGCATCACTTGCGCCACTTGCGCCGATCCGCCCGCCATGAGCGGTGTCCAGGGGGCAGTGTTGAACGATTGATCGCCCAAGGGGGCGCCTTGTGCGGCAGGCGCAGCAGAAGCAGGGCTTGGAGGACTGGTGATAGCGGCAGTGTTTCTGTCTAGTGCAGCGATCAATGCCTCCAGTCGCTGAATCTCCTGGGCCCTCAGTGCTTCCTCATCTGGCAAGTTGAATATGCGCTTCAGCTCCTTCTCAAAGAACTGTTGCATGGGCTTCATGGAGAAGTCCAAGAACATTGTGATCACTTGCTCTGACAGTGCGCTTTGGAGCTTCTGCGCAGCCTCCCGAATGTCCCCGCCCTGCAACACTTCAGAAACGAAGCCTTTGTAGCTGGAGATTGCTCCAGACACGGCTCCTTCCACCATCGCCACTGCCTCCTCTACCGCCTTGATAGCATCGGCGTTCCGAATCTGAGCAAGAGTATTGCTAAGCGTTTGCAGAGTGAAAGCCTGCATCTGCTTAGGAAGCTCGGCTAATCCTGCTTCGTATTTCTCAATGAGCCATGTATTCTGAGCAACAACAAGAGCATAACGACTTTCGCTAATCAAGTTTTTGTCTAGTTGATCTTTGTATCGTGCGTTTTCTTCTTTGGTTTTGGCAATCTGAGATAACAGGCCCGCCTCAATACCGGCAGCCTGTGCTTTTGCTGTTGTTAGCTTTTCGGTGGATTGAATGACTTCCTCGGGGGCGCCAGCAAGCGTGAGTTGATTGCGCTCAGCCAGTAGTTGGTTTTCTAGCTTGAGCTGCTCGACTGGCAACACTTGCCCAATCACGCTTGCTACGTCAATCGCTGTTTGGCGAACGTCTTTTAGAAGGATGGTCAAGAGCTTGGCTTCTTCAACTTGCTTTGCTACACGCTCTTCCGCTTCAGCCTGCTCCACACTGAACTCAATTCCCTGCTCGCGGCGTTGCATTGAAAAGACGGGGCCGGAGGCAGGAGCGCCGCCCATGCGAGTGAATACACTACGCGCATTAGCCTGCCGCTCTCCTAGGGCCTTGATTCCTGATCGTTCGTAATACTTGTCAAAGACCACTGCCGCCTGCTCGGGGCTTTGTGTGCCACGAAGTTGTCGCAACGCATTGGCCTCTGGCCCCATCAACTCGCTAACTACAAAACGAAGCTGTGTTTGCAGATCGCCCGCTTGACGAGCGCCGCCAGCAAAGCGAACCAAGTCGGTCTGTCGGCTGCCAGTCCACTGAGCAAGTCCGTAACCACCCACTCCCCTAGGCATCCCAACTGCGCCACCTTCATTGACGCGAGGGTTTAGCCCTGACTCGCGCATGAAGTTGCCCACAATGCCCGCCGCCTGTGCTGCGCTAATTCTCAGCGCCGACTGTAGCGTTTGCGCAATGTAGACCCCCTGATCGCCCTGAGCGGGAGGCGGCAATACTGGCGCGGATGGGGCGCTAGTTGTGTCCAGTGCAAGCGCACCGGCCTGCTCCGCTGCGGCCCTCTTGGCTTGTGCATTTTCCACTTGCAGTCGCGCTGCGTCTAGGCGTAACGCAGTCATTTCAATGGCCTTAGCACTGTTCAGGCGAGCTTCTGCTAGTTTTTTCTCAAGATTAAGCTGCACCGCCTGCACCTCATTGGCGCGGGTAAGGCGATAATCGTATTCAGCGTCAATCAATCCCTTTGCGTTTTCATAACGCTCTTCCGCAAGGCTTTGCTCCTTGTTGAAATTCAGCTCCCTCAGGCCGGCTTCGTGATCGGCCGTAGCGGTAAGCAGTTGCTGCCGCTGGTTGTTCAGTCTTTCCAAGTCAGCCTGGGCTTTGTCAAGCGCCTTCTGGCGAGCATCTTCTGCTTTCCGGCGAGCCTCGTCTGTTGTAGTGTCGGCTTCGGCAATGGGCGGCACGGCGCCAGGCTGGCCCAGCCCCATGGCCTTGGCTCGCCGCTGCGCGATGCCTCGCACTGCGGTCAGTTCTGGAATCTGCGCTTTCTGTTTCTGCTGTTGTTGCTGAATATCTCTCTTGAGGGTCTTCAGGCTCACCATGCCCGTCGCTGGCATGTTGACACCCAGGCTGGTCAGCGAAGCCCGCAGGGTCAGTGGGAGGCTCTCTACTGGCATCACCCCACTCGGTATAAACCGGCCACCACTGACTCGTTGCTGGGGCACGGGCAGTGCGGATACTTGGCGCCCCGCTTGGCCTAAGTCTCGGGCGTTCAACTGCGCTTGCTCCAAAGCCGCATCCGCCATTGCCACGTTGCCGGTCAAGGCGGCTTCTCTCACTGAATCCATTGCAGCCTTGGCTTTTTCTCCAGCGGCTTGCGCCGCATTGCCCATGCTGACAAAGTGGCCAATCAGTAAGCCAATGCCCGCGATAACCGCGCCAACGACAGTAGATGCCACCAGTGCCGTGAGCGCAAAGCGCAAGCCCACCACTCTCAGTTGAGCAGCACTCGCCTGCACACCCAGCACTCCAAACGCTGTAGCCAATCCTCGGGCAGACAACGCAGCTTGTCCTAGGCCCATTGCCGCCGCAGCAACCCTGATTAGCGTCATGGCAGTCAGTGCCGCCATCATTGCCACTCTTGCCACTTGGAAGCCAGTGGTAAGTGCAAACAACGTGCCAATCACGCTGGTCAAATTGGTGCCGAAGAAGGCCAGCACTGGCTGCAGAACAGAGCCAATCGTCTTGGCCATGTTCAGCACAAAGGTGCCTGCCTTCGCTAGTTCCGCCGTGAACCGCTGAATGTCAGCAGCTTGCTTCGCAATCGCAGGGTTCTGCATGGCGCGATTCAGCACTTCATAACGCGCCTGCAGCGCCATTGCGTTCCGCTCTGCCGCACGAATCTGCTCAGCATTGCCACCACCATCCCGCACATCTTTCACCACTTGCTGGGCGTCAGCCATTTGCTGCTTCAGCCTGTCAAGTTCGCCCGTAGCAATCTGCGCCGCAGCCGAGAACTGCCGCAGCCCGCCCGACAGGGGCAGCAGCAATGCTTTCGCTGCAGAGTCGGCCAATGGAGAGAGTGATTCAAGGGTACGCTGAAAGTCGCTTTGCAGGACGTTCAGCATCCCCTGCAAGGATCGGCCCGCCACCACGGCGCCACTGCTAAAGCGATTCAGCAGCTCGTCCGTCACGGAAGTCATCAGCTCTCGGAATCGAGTGCCGTTATACACGCCCTTCTCTAGATCAGCGTTGAACTCCTTGACGCTCTTGCCCGCAGCCTTGGCGAAGATAGCCAATGCACCAGGCAGCACATCACCCAACTGGCCCTTCAGCTCTTCGCTCATCACTTGCCCTTTGCTGGCCATCTGGCCAAAGGCATAGATCACTCGCTCCGCACGATCTGGCGTGAGCTGCAATGCCGCTGTTGCTGCACTGATGCCCGTGAAAAGTTTTTCAATGGAGCCGGAATCAAAGCCGGCGGGAGACATTGACGCATAGAGACGCACAAAGCCGTCCCTTGTTGTTTGCAGGTTCAGGCCAAATGCCCGCTGCACGTTATCAACGAACAGCAGTTCTTTGGCGAATGTGCCTGACTCTTGCGTCGCCACTTGCAAGGCATTATTATATTGCTGCTGAGCCTTAGCGGCATTGAGCATATTGCCTGGCAATGCAGCCAGGAAGGCCAGTCCGCGATAGGCCGTGCCATATAGCAGCACTTGCTTGGCTGCATTGGCGAACTCACCAGTTAGCTCTCGGAGCCCTCCGAGCAATGGCAACTGGCTGGCGCGGAAGTTGGCCATTGACTGCCGCGCAACCTGCAAGGCAGTGGCATATTGCCGCAACTGGCCCACTCTATCGGCCGGCACCCCTCTGGCTGGCATCAGTAGCCTCTGAGACCCGCCCGGCCCATCGTCGCCTCCACCACCACCGCCAGCGCCTTCCGTCCTCAGTGCTGACCTTGCGTAAGCCTGAGCAGTGCGAGCAGCAGCCCGCTGCTCCCAAGACAGACCACTGCTATACGGAGCTGGCTCCCTTGCGGATCGCGCTGCAGGCAGTAGGCCCGCAATCCTTGCCTGCGGCAATGCCGTCTGCATTTTTGTCCCGAAGTCCTCCACGCGAACTTGCCTGATGGCAGCGTTCAACTCGCGCCGCACACTATCTACAAACACATTCACTTGTTGCAGCGGTCCTCGATTCGGACGCTGCATCATTGCTTGCACGTTGAGATACTTTTTGATCATCTCATACGATGCGTCCGCGACAATCTTGTCAATCAGCGGCGCCTTGTTCAACCCGCTGTAGTTGGTTACTTGCATTTGCTTTGCAAGTTTCTTGAGTCCAGCAACTGTCAGCGCATTGATATTCGACCGCAGTTGCTCTCGGACAGCAGCTTCCGTGACATTAACGCCAGTGGTGCCCGCAAATCGCTGGGCGCCTTTCTCTTGAATGTGCCGCAGCCCTTCTTGCACTTCCGCATCAATCTGCGCAGCACTTTTGCCGCCTGCACCTTGTTTCGCGCTCTGTCGAACGCTGGCCTCCACTTCAATGGTGATGGAACCAAGTTTCTTCTGAAGATCAGCCTTGAACTTGCTGACTGCAGTGTCAGAAACCGGCTGAAGCCCAACAGGCAGCAGAATCTTGCCGCCATTGGACATGATGCCGCGATATACGCCTGCGCGAATCTTCCTGGCTTCCTTGGGCGTGACCGATGCTTGGCCACTCACCTTCACTTCAATCTTGCTAGTTTCGGCTTGCAGCGCAACCAAGTTGGCCTTGGCTGATTTCAGTCGCCTTACCAGACCAGTAATCGCACTATCATTGACTTTGACAACAACTTCCTTGTTGACACTTACAAGGACTTCCTTCAGCTTGCGAGAGTCAATGGTGGGAACAATGTTCAGCGGCACTCGCTTGGCCATCGCGCCAAGGCTTGCCAACTGCCCCTGCATGTAGGCAAGGTCCAGACTCGCCTGGAGCTTTAGCTGTACGTTCCCCGCCTCTCCGGCCATTGTATGACGCAGCCTATTATTCCGTACTGTAGCGAATCCCTGTCCTATTCTTTGTGATCAAGGCGTGTGGCCGCTGCTTTCAGCTCATCAGCCAGCAGCGCAATCACTCGCCCGTCCATCCTGCGAGTGGCCATCAGGCGCCGCAGCACGATCAGGCTTTCGTCTGTCAAGCCGTTCTCTTTCTTCAGCTTGCGCGTGTCAAACGGCAGGAAGTCCTCAACAGCAGCTTTCGCTTTCTTGCCGCCCAATGCACCAAGCACCACTGTGCTCAACTTTGCAGTTGACACGCTCAGGAAGTTGTACTTGGCAATATCATGCTTCTCAATCCAGCGCAATGCAGCCGTAACGTCCTGCACTCGCTGCTTGCCAAAGTTTTCAGCAGTCCATCGCTCATCCTTGTAGTCAGAGGCGGACAGCCTGAAATACAGCTCATTCCATGGAGTGATGTTCTTCAGGACTGCCCGCGCCTGATCCTCTAGCTGCTGGACTCGGTTGCCGCCGCTTCCGTCTTCGGCTTCTGCGCTTTTTTTGCGGGCTTGACCTCCGCAGCCTGCTCAGCAGCAATGAACTCCAGCGCCTTGGTAATCATGGGGCGCCCCATAAACTTGGTGTCTTCAATGCCCCAGTCACCAGTGGACTGCCACTCGCCATCAATCAGGGCTTCCCCTCGGCAACGCATAAACACCGTCACCAACTTCGCGTTGGACAGCTCCATGCCGCTGCTGCTGCTCAGCATCGCCAGGGTGTCGTCCGTGAAGTCACTGAGCAGATCCATTTCGTCCATGCCACCGCCGCCCTGCAGCAGCTCAAAGGCGGCATCCAGCTCGATGCCCTTGACGGTTGCAATGCGCTTCGCCAGTTGCACCGCACGAATGGTTGCCTGGCTCTGAGCTTTGGACAGCTCTTCTTGCTCAATGGCTTCCGCAACCAGCCATCCGCCATACTTGCGCAGTCGCAGAGACGGCGACAGCTCTTCGTATTCGTTTTCCGTGCCTTGCAGGAGGAAACTATACTTGCTCATGGCTCAAGATGTTCAAGAGGATGTTAAAAGCCTTCACTCGTTCACTGCCAGAAAGAAGCTCCTTCGGAAGTTCCACGACAAAGGCGTCTGTGTCGCTGCTGATTCTAACGGTGGTTTCTTGGCAAGACACGGCGCAAACAATACCCACTTCCATTGCACTCCCTTCTACAGAGCAGTTGATGGCATGAAAACGGGAGTCGTCGCTAACTAGGCAGTCGATTTGGGGCATTGATTCTGTCCAAGGCTGTCTGCACTCTACGTACGAATGCCTTGCCAGGCGCCCGCCGGAAGAACGATGCAACCAAAGCAATATCATCAGTGAACGGGCGGGCTGTTACGTTACTGCCTGTGCCGTAGTGAACGTAGTAGCCGTAGTCCAGCCACTGCCACGATGCAGTGGCCTGTTGTGGAGCGATGGTGACGACATAGCTTTCCTTGCCGCTTCTGTACAAGTCGCCCAAGTCGTAAATATCTCGCGGGCTATCCACCACTTCGCCATTGCTGCGCTTGGTTTCATTGTTGTACGGCCACAGCCCCATGTCCAGGAATTGATCGTCCCAGTGCGCATCGTTAATGTCTTCAGTGGCCCACGTCTCAAACGCTCCCAGCAGCGCCCGCTCCACAGCCTTGAAGTTGACGATAGTAGCATTAAGGATGGCCATGCTTAGACCAGTCGCAGTTTGATTTCGCGGTCGGGAATGATAATTCGGCAACGCTCATACGCCACATCACTCCCCCGCAGGTAGCGCAAGTCAGCATCAGGGAACCGCCGAGCCATTCTTTCCATTGCCTCTCCCATTTCATTGCCATCAGGCTTGTATTGCGTCAGCATCACTTCCCATTGCTTTAACAAGTCCACAATGCCCAGCCCTGGCGCAGGGTCCAGGGACGGTTGCTGCAGGATGGCGGCCTCCAGGCCAAGCACTTTCCACTCAGGCGCCACGCTGGTGCGCCCTGTCACGTACAAAGCTGGAATGGTGACATTGTTTGGCAGCACATAGCAGCCCAGCAGACTAGGACTCATGGTCAGCACGGTTTCAATGGTATCGCGCAGCTCCAGTAAGTTCACAAGCGAAAGCCCCCCTGTACAGGGAGGCTAACACATTCACGCTCAATTCAAGCGGCCAACAATCAGGAGTTGGGGGCGCTAGGAATGAGCGTACCGCTGGAAGTGGCGCCCTGGTGGATGCCAATACGCCCACGGCTCACCAGATCGAAAGTCACCTCAACGAGGTTGTCCGCCGGGTAGCTCTCGTTGTAGCCCTGCACCACAGCGCAGTAGGCCACACGGTCGTAGTAGAAGGTGGTGCCGCTGGAACCAAGTTGCTTATTGATTTCAACGTACACTTCATGGTTCTTGTTGTAGCGGCTTTCGGAAACCACTTGGAAGGCTTCGTCAAAGCTGCTGGGCACAAAGGTGGAACCATCAACGTCCTTCTGGAAGTAGGAAGTGATGGAAGCAGTGGCTTGGCTGGTCACGATCACGCTGTCAGCGTAGCCGCCGCCGCCCAGGAGGTAGAACTCCTGATTGCCGTCGTTGAAGGCCACGGAAGCCGTGGTAGCAGCCTGCAGCGTGTACAGGGTGGGAGCGCCCGACACCGTGAAGGTGGCGCCGCTCTGAGTGATCACTGGGCGGACAGTGCCCGCAATAGCGCCAATACGCACGATAACGTCTTGGCTCTTAACCAGTTCAGTCGGGTGGTAGAGCATTGGAGAATCCTCAATGGAGAAGAAAGTGGTTAAGCGTCAGACGTTCTGTACGCTTCCTTTACCAACCAGTCTAAAAATGCCTCTGATTGGTGTGCCGAGAAACTGCCAGTAGTGTTCAGCAATTTGCTCGTTTGGTAGCAGCTCAAACCGTCCTTCCCTTCCATTGATTGTGGCGGCTGCGCTGCTGCCAGGCGTCACCCCAGACAGTGCTAAAGGGTTGGTCAGCCTGCCTTCCATGTAGGTGGCAGTGGTGT